ATATTTGCTCTGTAATTCTTCTGCAACTTTACTCTCATTAATCCATTTTCGGGTGGCTCGGCCACCTAATACTAATTTATGTCTCGGAATCTCACAACCTTCTAACGCTAGATTATAACCATAGGTCTCCACCGCTGTCAACCACTTCTTTATAGCACTGGCATTTTCTAGAACCTTGCTAATCGTTTCCATGCTTAACTGCTCGACCTCCGGCAACGACGTAACATCACCTTCAATATCAGTTTTAGTCGTGACGTTGCTGATGCGTTTAAGCTCGGGACACACACCTTTCACTTTACAAAACTGGCACCATGGGCCTTGGCGGTATTCTGGGTCTTCCTTTACTTTCTCGTACCTTCCTTCGAGAAACGCTTGGAACGCAACCAGCGAGCGAGCCGGCACTTCAACTTTACGGATTGGGTCTTTCTCCGCCCGCGGTTGCACAATCGCTACATAAAACTTTTTACCGCACATAATGTCCAGCCCTTCAAGCTCTATTGCGCCCAACAAATAGTAAAGCAGTTGAGGATTGTTCTCTGGTTGCACACTAATGCCTTGGCCGTATTTAAAATCAATGACGGTCAATGTGGTTTTGGAAGAAACAATAGCATCTGCCGTGCCAAAAAAGCGGCCACCGTCAATAGAGTCTAATCGGATGCGTTGCTCGACATATAGCTTACTGGTTTTCTTAACGTGTCGCCGAACGTACTTGACGTACGTGATAATAGCGTCGACCATCTCGTTGGGCAAAGTGCCGATCGATCCGTTGCGATACGCCCCCTTCCCACTTTGTAAGAACTCGCCTCTTAAAATATCAGCGGCTATATCGTGCGCAGTGGTGCCTTCGGTAGCATAATCACTTGACTCCTCAAACGTTTTAGCTTGTGAAGCCAAGCATGGCTGCGCCGTACAGTTAGTCCAAATGTGTGCGGCTGATGCGCCGAATAGTGAATGTGCGCTCATAGTACTTGCGTCCCTGCTCTAAACGAGTTTGCCATGCGCTTAACCAGATCATCTAATGCTCGGTTCTTTGGGTCTAGTATTTCGTCAATGTATGACAGCCCCCAGTTTTCCACAACCGATAAGTCCAATAGGTTGTGGTGTATATGCACCCGTGCGCCCGGGAGCTTGCTTCCGTCCTTGGCTACAAAATACCCATACGTTGCATCGAAACTATAACAGCTCGGGAACGCGTGTTTACTTCCAACCCCAAAGCGTTTAACGAGTCGAGGCGCGTATTGAGCCGTCATCTCTAGGTTCTTTTCTAGCCTAACAAGCGTACTGAGTTTCTCTGTTCTGTGGTCAATTACTTCCATTATTTTAAAACCTCCTTAATCCTTCTCTTTTTAAAAAACATTGATCTCATTATAACATGATCGACGCTATCTTTCACGACGAGAACCTGTGCGGTTACTTTATTATTCTGGCCAATCCGGTGGCACCGGTCAACGGCTTGGTCCATCTCTCCGGGCACCCAACTGTTCTCTACAAACACTACATGACTGGCTGCGGTTAGGGTGAGTCCAGTGCCAGCAGCTTGTATCTGGCCGATAAATACTTTAGTGTCTGCGTCTTTTTGAAACCGATCGACGTAGCGTTGGCGATCAGTTGAAGCCGTACCGCCATAGACTAGAACCGCACCTTCCTCTTTAAACGCTTCGTACAACCCTTCACATACTGCCTTGTGGTACGCAAACACCACAACCTTTTCAACGCCGCTCGCGATTACATCTTTAATGTAACTAATGCTCTGGGGTAGCTTAGCTTCTCCAAGCTCTCGACGGATAGTAGCCATCTCGCCGATAAGGTTGGCGTCTGGCTTCTCTAAAATCGCATTCACGTCGAACAACCCTTCTTGCTTGACTATCTTTTTGGTGTCCTTGGTTTGCTCCATGGGAATAATCTGCATCGTCTTGCTTGGTAGATCTGTCAGCACATCGGCCTTTAGTCGCCGTAGCATCACTGTGCGTTTGAGTCGGTAGTTTAACTCGTCGGTACAACTGGCGCCCTTAACATCAAAACCAAAGGGGCCCTCCTTGCCATTACAAAATTTATAACCGTACTTTTTATAATTGTCGTATGGCTCAACCGTTGCTGGTTTTAAAAACCGAAGTATGCTATACAGCTCAATAGGCCGATTAAGCATTGGGGTACCAGTAAGCATGAGTCGCCGGTCAGCTTTAGCTCCAAGTAGAAATGACGCCTTGGCCCGTTTGGACGTGGGGTTCTTGAGATAATGCGCCTCATCATAGATCACCATATCGGGAGCCCACGCGCGTAGCTGCTCGTAAATATACCGTTTGGATACCAGATCGTAGTTAGCAATGACGACGTTGTTAGTAAATAGAATTTGTGATTTACCGTTGGCCACTACTTGGGTGAGTAGGTTATCCGACCATTGGTCAAATTGCTCTTGCCACATATACTTGAGGGATGCCGGACACAATACTAAAATGCGTCGGACGTCGATGTACCGCAAGGCCTCAATGGTTTGTACCGTTTTGCCTAGCCCTTGCTCGTCGGCCAGCAATAGATTTTTATTGGCCACGATCGTTTGGATGCCTTCTTTCTGGTAGTCGTATAAAAAATCCGGAAGGGTGAGCCGAGCTGGTGGCTTTAAAAGTTTATCTCTAAACATCTCGGTACCAATGCCTGAAAGCTCTGCGGCTCTCATGGCCAATGCCCAGTCTTTAGTTTTCCAAGCCGTGTTTCCGGCTGACCATTTCATCCGGCACTGTTTTGGGATGTCCTTCTCTTCTCGACTGCATTTATAATAATACTCTTGCGTTAATGCGTCATAACGTAAGGTTGGTTTAATCATGATCGAACCCACCCCCTCATCCAGCCGTGGGCGTTTAATGCTTGTTCCCAAGCTACCGGCATCTCGTTAGCCGCGCCAATTCCATCATTATCGCTATCTAGCGTTGTTAGTATAGCCTCAACTAGGGCACTGCCGAACAGCCTACAGGCGTGAAGATTATTTTTCATAGCCTCAAACGCTACTGATGGGTCATTTTTTAACTCCCCACTTGCATACCTCAACGCCGCCCACCCCTCCTGCTTCACCGCAGCTAACATCACTTCACGATCGCCCTTCAATTCCTCACTAGCATACTTCAACGCACCCCACCACTGCGTCACCGCTTCCAGTACTACCTCACGATCAGCACGCAATTCCTTACTCGCATACTGCAACGCAAACCCATTCTGCTTCACCGCTGCCATCACCACATCACGATCACCCCTCAATTCCTCACTCGCATACTCCAATAAGTTCCCCCTCCGGCTCACCGCTGCCAGCACCACTTCACGATCACCCCTCAATACCTCACTCGAATGCCGCAACGCACGCCCATCCTGCTGCACAGCTTCTAAAACTTCTGCCTTTGTACTATTTTTGTCTATCATTTTCTTTACCTTTATCTATTTGCCGGATACGCTCTTGACACACATGGATGATCTTCTCGTAATCCAGTCGTCGCTCACCCGGCTTGGTGCGTAATACACGTTTAACAATATCAGCGTCCCATGGGTTTAAATTGTACTCAAGCCAAATGTCCCATGGCTGTATTTTGTACTTGGAATAGTCCGAGGCTCCGACGTTATGTGATCGTATATCTTCACTCATCACAACGCTCCCAAAGTTTCAAAGAATAAAAATAAAATAAATGTGAACGAGTAATACCATACCACTAACGCAACTGCCGCTAGTAGTAGCCGTATCAAAACGTTGTAGCATACTCCGCCTAGAGTCTTATCGTTTTCGTCTAGGTTTGGACCGCAACAAACAAAAAACAAGGCCACTATCAACGAGCCCCAATACACTATAGTAAATACTGCCGTTCGAAAAAAAGTTATCGTATCAATCATTGTTTGCCTCCTTTTTTAATTCACTTTTCAACTCATCGCTGGCATAATTTAACGCATACCAACACTGCCTCACCGCTGTCAGAACAACCTCACGATCATTCTGCAACTCCTTACTCGCATATTCCAACGCAAGCCCATTCGACTTCACTGCTGCCAGTACTACCTCACGATCAGCACGCAATTCCTCACTTGCATACCGCAACGCAGCCCCCTCCCGCTCCACAGCTTCTAAAACCTCTGCCTTTGTACTGAATTTATCAATCATTTTTTACCTCCATGGCAACCATCGCATCCCAGCACCCAAAATGGCAACCAAAACTGCCTCTTTGACCAATTCGAAACCGGCACCGAAAAACACCGTCGTTCACATATTCGTCCAAGGAACCGTCAAACTGAAAGGTAACATATTTGAACTCGTCAAACTTGATGTTAAACTCAAACATATAAGAGGCCACATTAGCAAGAACGTGAATAAACTCTTCATCTCTCGGTTCAAATAGGCTTGGCAAACCTATAATAGAAACCTGTGACGAGCCGCTTATTATGTCATTGGTAATCACTGCAATACGTCCACTTGGGACTTCATGTCGGAGAGAGTCCAAGTCGGGAACCCTTTCTCTATCAACATAAAAATGGCCCAAGGGCTTCCAACCCATTCGTATTTTTTCTTTTACGCTATCAGTTATCATTTTTTACCTCCAATCTTCACAAACCCATTATCGCTGCGTTTATATTGCAACTTTAACAACGCACGCTCCAGACGCTTTTGTTCCTTAATGCTTAGGTGTATTATATCTCGACCCAAACCGTCCCAAACATCACTCAACTGGAACCCGTCTCTCACACCTTTATTTAACCACTCTTGGATCACTCTTTCAAGCTCGTCCACTTCAATGCGGCTAGTCTGAGCTTTCTTGGCCTGCTCAATCGCTTCTGCCGATTGCAACACCAGTCCATTTTTTAACCCAGCGTACCGCTTTTTGTAAACAAGCAAGGCCTCAGCATACAACTGTGGTAAGTCGTTGGTAAGCGTTGGCACGTCAATATCGTACACCTCCACCGGCCATATCCGACGATTACCTGTCACACTATTTAAGAATTGGTTTTCGTTTGTAGTGCCCATAAACACGCACTGGCGCGGAACATCCTCAGTCAACTTCGCATACGCCAATCGCGCTCGGTCAACCTCCCTAGATATAAACGCCTTAACACTTGCCACCGTATTCGACCGGCTCATAAACGCATTAAGCTCTGAGTCCTCCACGATCAGCTTACCCTTGATCTGCTGGATGGCATCACCAGTCTTGTTAATATCTCCCAAAGAATCCGTGAACCAACTATTAAACACCGACAAGGCCTTAATCGCCGTGGACTTGCCTTGCTCCTCTGGCCCAACCAACACCACCATGTGGTCATACTTGCACCCCGGCTCATAAATGCGCTTAACGATTGCGGCCATAAGAACCTCGCCAACCTCACGGTTAAACGCAGTGTCATCCGCATTGCAATAGTTTGGGAACAACCCACGTACCCGCTCCACACCGTCCCACGCTGGCAACTCACTAAACCACTTCTTCACCGGGTGAAAACTTTTCTCAAATCCAACAGTCCGAGCGGCTTGGTAGATCTGGTTAACCAACGGGTCAAACTCCA